GTTAAAATAATGCGTTCCAATAATTTGAAAAATGGACGTAGTAAAAGTTGTCAGGCGTGTAATAAAACCAATAAAATACATGGATATAGTAGAACAAAAACATACCGTGTTTGGGGAAGTATGATTGAGAGGTGCGAAAATACTTCTCACAAATATTATAAACATTATGGAGGAAGAGGAATAAAAGTATGTAAAGAGTGGAGAAATGATTTTACACGATTTCTTAGGGATATGGGAGAACAACCTAAAGGCCTTTCTCTTGATAGAATTGATAACAGTGGAGATTACTGCAAAGACAATTGTCGGTGGGTTTCTATGAAAGTTCAAAATAGAAATAGACGGGATTGTCTTAAACAAGGTGATATTGTTCATGGATGGAAAACACTTAAACGACTTGACAATCCTAATAAAACTCAATTCCAATGCACCGATTGTGGAAATATAATAATTGGACATACTCATGCTGTTAAATCTGGTCTGAGACGTTGTCAGTGTCGTGGACGACGTCCTCGTGGTTCTCTTTCTTCTCATTAATTTCATTCGTATCAGTAATATCATCAAAATTTGGTGTCCACTCCATAATGGTACCTTTCGATTGTTTAAATCCATATTTTAAAGAGTGACGCTTGTAGTTGGTAATCCAGACTATCTTTTTAAGACTGCATTCTTTTGCTATCTCTTTTGCTTTATCTGCCGCAAGTGTAACGGCACGTCCTTTATTCCAGTATTCCTTCTTCATCGAGAAAGTCTGGATAACCAGTGTCTTGCTAAGCACATCAACCTCACACCAGAACATCCCAACCACTTTATTCCCCTCGTCAGCAATAACATAAAGCATTGATAACGGATTAAGTTGAGGTCCTTGATCTGTTTGACGCAGGCAAATAACCTCTTGGTATTTATACCAGTCTTCAACTTCATACTCCCTATCCCTTACTTGTTCAATAAGTTCTTTGGGTACATGCATCGGAGTAAATACACGGATAAACCTTAGTTTATCAAAATCAGGTTCGTTCAATTCCTTGGCCAATGTAACGCAAGCTCCCTATTAATTGGCCAGCCGCTACTGATGCCTGATTTGCTGTCGTGAAACCACTTCCACAGTTCCATATTTCACCTCGAAATGTATCCGAGATAGCATTAATCACACATTCAGTTCCCCCGGTATAAGCAAATATTGAGGGTTGCAACACACCAATAAATGGTTTTTGGTTTGTTATAGCTACCTTATATGGTAGTTCTAGATACATGTTTCCGGTTATAGCACCACTATTTACAGACCATTTGATATCAAAAAAAATATCAACTACTATGCCTTTTCTAAGAACCCAACCAACTTGGTGGTCATAAGTAAATGTGGTACCCGAATTTAGCGTGTCTTTTAGCAATGGTGTCCATTGTCTGCTACCTGTATCGACGTCTCGACGGAAATCACCATTAATAGCTTGGGATATTTCTTCATATTGTCGATTTAAAGTGAATGTGAGTTCTTTAAGATAGCTTTCGAGTTCTTCACCACCATGTTTTACGCGTTGATTAACCTCTGGAAGAAGTGTGTTTGTTGGAAGCGTCATACGGGACGACTCCCGCGTGGACGGAACCACGGCATTAGAGCATGGATGCGAATGGGCTTATCTTTTCCTTCAGAAGTTATGTGAACAAAATGTTGATACCCACTTCCTCCGGCATATACTCTTTTCCATGCCTTCGTTGAGGCAAACGGAAGTTCTGTTACCACACCATCATTATCATATATGCCGTAATTGGTTGTATCAACACCTATAGTGAAGTTGTCTCTATCTACAACAGTTACGGTATATGGACCGCCATTAACTGCATTCATTCCATCTACATTATAGATGTAAACCTCTTCTCCTGTACTTAATCCATGGTTATTGGAAGTAACCTGTCCTGGATTTGCGTTGGTGATGTGAGATACTGCGGATCGTTCCACAAGATTTGGCAGCATGTTCATTGTCTTTGAGGAATATGGGGAATTCTCATTGTTTGTGAAGAATTCTACGGTTATCTTTGACTCTGGGTGTGTATCCATAAACAAATCAACATAACCAAGCTGAGCTTGTTTACCCTGGCTCATCCACGGATTCCACGCGGCTGAAGTAAGCTCGAATTCTATGGAATCCGCAAGAACGGTTCTTACTGTTCCGGCTGATCCGGCAACATATGCGGTATATCCGGAAGTATCAATGCCAGATAATTCAAATGTATTGCCAGATTTAGAGGCAACGATAAACTCTCTATCGTTAAGTTCTACCATACTTCCTGCGGCTATTCCGGAAATCGTGATTACATCACCATCTGAGAGCCCTATATTTCCAGTCATCGTAATAACGCCCGGACTTGCCTGTGTTACGTTGATGATAGTTGCATCAAATCTTTCTTCTTGGTCATCTCCTCCCTGTTCCATGACAAAGATTTCGCCGTCTCTATCACCTCCGAGAAGAATTTCAGACCCTTCGTCAAAGAAGAAGTCTGTGAGTGTATCATCTGCAAATTGGTCAAGTGTTTGGTCCCCAAAATCAACAATAGAAGAATCTTGTCCCGCTCCACCATGTCCCAAAACATTGAGTTCTATTTTATATTTCGAGAAAGATTTGGACTCTTCATCAAAGATAAGAGCCGAATCTGCTTCCGTAGACTCTATTCTTGGATATAACATCCACATACGACGATTTCCGAAGCTTCTTTTAGCAAATACCTTGCCAAAGTGTTCGTCATTCATTGCAGAGTCTGTAAAATCCTCAATACGCTCATCTATACGTTGTGTTCCAACACCATCTGTAGCGTTAATTCCTCTAATCCCCGCAGATATGACTGTTCTATCAAACTGTTCTGTAGTCATTTTACCGTCACAGGAACGGAAATCGTTTATCTTGTCCCATTTGAATGGAAGAGCAGGGTCGGATGTGGGTCTTAGCGTCCAAACACTGCTTGTAAAGTATACAATAAGTACATCTTGTACAAACTGAGCACTAATGATGTGATCTCCTGTGGGAGCGTCTACGAATCCCCCCTTGCCAGGAACATTGTCGTCCCATCCTCCAGTAACAGAAGGACCTTGAGCCTGGCACCAACGCGCCCTTTGCGGATAAGTATTAGCTCCTTCGAATGTATGAAGAAGGACAAGTCGTTGCCTGAAGGCAAAAAGCAGTTTACAGCCATTTATTGTCGTGGTTGAGTTTATTACTGGAGCAAAAGAGGTTGTGGTTGTTCCTCCGTTATAATAACGAATTCCATTGAGACCGCCAGAAAGAGCGTCTCCATTGGTAAAATAAAGACGATATAGAGTGGAGGCCGCGGTTGACGCTGTTGACGCCCAGTTATCTCCCCAGACATAACTGAGATTGCCTCCACTCATAATATCTGCGTTATCAAGAGGAACGAATTGATCGTTTGTAGGATCAAACTTGCAAGCGCGTTTTGTATCAAACGCTAAAACTTCTTTAATGTTTGCACTGTCAATATACTGAAGAATACCCATTACACGGTCTTGTGGGACAAGGTAAACGCCGCCTGCACCCGCAATATAAGCGGTGAAATTTGTCGTATTAACATTTGTAAGTTCAAATGTAGTGGGAGTTATATTTCCAATGGTATATTGATTGCCGTTGAGTTCCGTCATTCCAGTGACATCTCGAATCTCAACAATATCTCCGTTCGTGAGACCTGTAGTACTTGTAACAGTAACAACACCAGGACTTGCCTGTGTTATGGCAGATATATCCCAGTTAGTGCCGTTCTTGTGAACGATATCACCAAGCTTCGTATAGCCTTCTCTTTTTTCTATTACTCCATGACGAATATGGCCATTTATAACATCGCTAAATGCGTCTTGTGGTAATTGCCAAGGCTCAACATCCGTATCAAGACCCGTGGCAAATGGAGCAATAAGAAAAGGCTCATAATTCATGCAATACCGCCAAATATTACCAGCATGAAACCGGCATTAATATCATTTCCGTTATTGTTTCTAATCCTAACACTTGTAGTTATCTTACCTCCTGCAAGCGTTGGAGTTGATCCAAGTTGTGCTGTTGTTGCATTACCAGCTACAATAAGAGGAACAATCGTCACATAAACATTCGCATTATTGAATACGGCGTCTGTTACAACACTATAACTGCCTGTTGCAGGCCGAGTAACAGCGCTACAGTTAATCTGTCTTGTAAAGGTTGTTCCTGTGTCTGGAACATATGCTAGTGCCGTTGGCAGCATGTTGGCGGTATATGAAAAGTTGCTCAGATTAATACCGGTTGTTGCTCCACCAAGAACACCCCCATCGGTAAGTTGAACTACATTACCGGCAGAATCCTTCATAAAGGCTTCTTGCGTTCCACCACCATCATCTTTGCTGTAGAGGTAGTGGGTTCCAGTATTCGTTTGTGGGTCATTGTTAGCCGCAAGGCCTGTTCTGTTGTCTAACTGAACAGAACGCTGTTGAAGCATAGAAGAGGTGCCTACATCGTCTCCCTCTTCGATTGCCTCCCAATTAGGTCGGATCACAATCCCAAGGTTGCGGATTTTCTCACTATTTGACGGCAAAGATTTGTCCCAGGCCATGTCTACCTCTTAAAACATTGGAAGCGCCCGAGTCGACTCTAGATCGATATGGGTGCGTGTTAGTATATAGTTAATCTGCTCCTTATATAGCAGTGTGAGTTCTTGATATCTATCCATCTCGCCAAAGTCACTCGCTATTCTTCTAGCAGCCCCAAAAGCAATTGCAGGACCCCACTCTTCTTGTAATGGTTTATCGTCTGCATATTCGAAGACAGTCTTATTTGAACCACTGACGGGTTTAACGTAAAGAAGGGACCAGGCTTTTACCTCGAAACGGTAAGCCCTGTCTGGAATGGGATAGAACTCGAATTGGTTATCAAACATAAGAACAGCAACAGGAGTCCCTGCTTTATATTGGATAAAACTTGCTTGTATAACCTGCCCGTTTGTAGGGGCAGTGTTAAATGTTACAGAGATGGCCCCTGTTGTATAATTAACAGTACCCGTTCCTCCCTGGTCACCTGTAAGAACACCCAATCCATCATCTGTAAATACCTCTACGGTATCGTCAACTAATACAGAGCCGGCAACCAACGGTGCGTTGCTAGAATAAGTATTAGAGAAAGCCACAGTAGAGCCATCACCAGTCCAAGTAGAAAGTCTGGTAACATTATACGGATTTTCCGTCCTAAACTTTTCAGGATCTTGATAAAAAAGAAGTTCACGGCGGTCAATCGTTGCCGCCGGAACAAAGTTCGTATAATTCGCAGGAAACGTGTATTTTTGAACATTTGCCTCCGTATTGAACTCGTGAAGGGTATAGTTCCTATTGAGTTTTACTTCTGCCGGAAACTCGAACTGAAAGTACTTGTTAATGTACTCATCAACCTGAGTGTTGCTCATCTCAGCAACAGAAAGCCTTCCGCTTACTTGTCGCGTTTTAGTTCGAATCTCTGATAGCGTCCATTCACTCATAGGTATACCTTATTCAAATATTTGCCGGCACTGAAATCTAGATTTATACCCTTCTAAGTTCTTCTGCATGCGGCCTCTGCCGTCTGGAGAATATCCCCATAAAGGTGTTTGTCTAGATTCAATGTGCTGAACGACTTCTCGTCTTAGTCTATATTTTCCACCATGAAGAAGGGTGTATTTTTCTGGGCTCTTTGTGCTTCCATAAGAAAAATTTACAGGCACACCTGGCTCCTCAAGGTTAAAAAACTCAACCATAATTTCTTCGTTGAGCCATTCCTTCTGGCGTTCTTTTTTGTCCTTCTGGACATTTGGTGCTTCTACTTTACTCATATCTCTCCATGTAAAAGAGAGGGCCCAGAAAATGAAGAAACCAGGCCCTCAGGGGTATTATGTTACAGACTCTTTGCCTTTAACAATTGCAGTCATAACAGCGCTATTAGCACCAACAGGAGTGGTACCAACAGTGATTCCACGACGAGCGTAGTTTTCTGTTGGGATTGCATCTCCGTTAGTATCGCTAACACGAGTTACCTTACCACCACTAACATAAGTGCTATACGCAGTTGTGTTGGTTGCGGTGGTAATTGTAGTTGCTGTAAATGAAGCAATTACATAGTCCTGGTTAAGGCTAGTTGCAGAACCGTCGTCTGCCAAACCTTCAACCTTAATAGTATCACCTACAGCGAATCCGGCAGGTCCTGTATCATCTACAGTCAAAACACCAGGGTTTGCGTTGGTGAAACCAGAAATAGCAGCTCCGTAATTAGAGCTTTCAGACAAGGCTGTGAAGCCATTGCTTGTAGTAAGAGTACCAGAATCAACATCTAGTACTTCGCCAGCAGCCATACCGTCATTCCAGTACCAGCTGCCGCCATTTGTTCTATCAACAGTCGTAATCTCTGCGACTGTAAAACCAACGTCCAAGTCCCTAGCTACTGCAGGGTTGGGATTGGTCCACGTGAAGCTCTTACACTGACTCATGTATAAACCTTTAGTTGGAAATTAATCTTTTTTGTGGTGTTGAACATGGCAAAATCTACAAAACCATTGAATTTCGAGAGGTTTCGAATAATCTTCGTGATGAGCATCGAGACGAAGCTTTTTTCCACAGTTTTCACAAACTTCTGGTTTAATAATCTCTCCTTTCTGAATAGCATATTCAACAATTTTGTGAGCCCTTTCCTTTTCTGGATTTTTAATTCTCCATAATCTGTTCTGGTCTCTAACATTTTGTTTCTGCTCTTCTGAAAGATTAGACCTTTGTATTTTCTTCTTCTCAAGTAACTTTTCACGATTCTTCTCGTAATATTCCTTCCATTTTTTGCTCTGTTTAGAAGGATCGTAAACTTCTTTACGCTTAGCTCGAAGAATTTCCTTATTCTTTTGGCTATATTCTCTCGAATATTCTCTATCCCTTTTTTTCTCTTCATCTGTTCGATTTTTGAGGTATTCTCTCTTTTTCTCACAAATATCTTTGGAATTTCTTGAATAGAAATTTCTGCCAATTTCTCTACGTTTTTCAACGTTTTGTTTGGACCAATCAGACGATTGTTTGTTTGTACAAGATTTACATATACTTCGGATGGCTTTAGATCCATCCTTCCGTATTTTACCACTCTTGTAAAATTCACTCTCATCCTTTTCAATACCACACTTTTTACATACTTTCATAAGACCTCCTTATAGAGATCTTATGTTACTAATCTCAGCTTTATTTCCCAGCTAAAATTATGAATGTGTTGCCTGCAGGTTAGTCATAAACGCATCGTTTAGGATCCTACTCACGAATGGGTGGGACCAGCCCACGGTTCCTCTTTGGTGAAGAGGGTCAGCACTACCAGCAGAACCTAAAGGTTCCACGTAGAACTCTCCTGTTTCACTTCCAAGGTGTACAACTGCATATGCTTCCTTACCGATGATAAAGTTGTCATAAACAGCTGGTGATGCAGACGAAACACTTCCAACACTAGTGAAGAGCCATCTTACGTTTCCAGTGGTTCCCCACTCAGCTTCTAGTACAGACTGCTGGTTAGGATATTGTGCACTGTGAACAAAGTTAGAAACTGCCTCTAGGTCATCTAGAAGAGCAGTATCAATGTAAGCCCAGAACGCAGGTCGTACAGGCGCAGTACCAAAGGCATCACGTCCAGTAACTACTTCTGAGATCATTTCTGCATCGTTACCCAAAAGAGTAAAGACAGCAGTGTCGATGTCTGCCTTAGTTAGCTCTGTAGGGGTGTTACCGTTAACACCATTGCTACAGGCTAGTGTAGAAGCAGTTGAAGCCAAAACATCACGAGTAACTTCGTCAATGGTTTGACCTAAGTTCTGTGCAAGAAGTCTTGCGGCCTCATTAAGAACACGGTCTTCAACAGTGAGTTCTACTTGATTTGTGATGGTCACAAAGTTTCCATAGAAGTCAACCCGTGCTTTAATGTCAGTAGCAGATAGAGCGGCTCCTGGAGGAGTAATTCCATCTACAATAGGTACAGGCACTGTATCTAGTCGTGAATAACGTCTGAATACAATGGTATCACCTTCTTTTTCTGGCAATACACGTTTTTGTGCGAATTTGGTATGAATCAGTTGCGGATATGCCGTCATGAGCAAAAGCCGGTCATAGTACTCCCGCACTGCTGGTGGCAATGTTGCTACATCTGTAATAGCCATTATGCTTTCCTTTAGTTAAGAGTTAAAATCGTCCCAGATTCTTGTTGGCCATCTTCATAAAATCGTCATCAGACATGTTCCTAAAATTACTTACTTGCGATTGAGGCGATGTACTTCCCACAGCTGATAAGTTCCCGGCTCTGTTGCCGTTCTCAACTATGCGTTTTGCATCTGCAGACTTTTTAGCCTCATGTTTATTGTCTCTATAAGAGTCACTATTCTTCGCAAGGAAATAAGCAAGTTCATATTTGTTTGGATCATTCTGAAGGGTAGCTTTCAATGCTGGGTTCTTTGCAATTACATCTGGTAGGTACTTCGTAACTACATCATTGTAATCATTATACTTCTGTTGAACACGTAGCTCTTCAACGCTGGATTGATAATTCTGTTGTACTTGGCCAAGTAGCTTCTTAGCCTCCTTAACGGTCAATACATCGTCGTCAGTCAAACCAAGATCATCCTCCTGTTTAGGAGCCTGTTGTTGGTTTGCTTGCATTAGTGATACATGATCTTGAAGCATTTTCATTTGCTCTTGAAGCTGCTGACGTTCACGTCTCTCTGCTTGTAAAGCAGTCACAGGAACCATGTCCGGTGTATGCTCCGCTTGAGACTGTTCTTGTACAGCGACTTCAGGACCGGCGGCGTCCACAACCATTTCGCCCGTTTCTGCTACTGGATCTTCCATTAGTTTTCTCCTACGCCCTTAAAGTTGGCGGCACTACATTTGATTATAGACATACGCTCCTGCGATATCTGAGCGACCTTCCTGTACTGCAGGGGCAGATTCTAGCCCTAACAACGGTGATAAGCGCTCCAAATCGATTGGCATGTCATGTACGTTTATTTTATGATCAATAATTTCCCCATTTTTCACCTCTAGGATGATCGTTCCCAACATGGGTTTGGGTTTCTTGTCATAGTCCTTAACAAGACGAACCAGGACGTACTCGCCTGTGTTCATCTTCATTTTGGTCGGACGATGGTGAATAACGATCCAGAAATGACCATGAGGTCTGCGATTCAAGATGTCTTGGACTTCTTGGTCGTCTGCCTTAATCATCTCCTGAACTGTCTCACGAAGTTCTTGTACCATTTAAATTCCTAGTATTTGTAATTGAAAGCCTTGTCTGAATAGCCTTTCTTCTCCATTTTAGAACGCTGAACACGTCCCATATCAAACTTCTGTGGAGAAGTGGTGCTAATTGGAGAAGTGTTGCCATGATTTTTCATGACCCCTTTTCCTGCTTTTGGAGCTTTAGGCATCTTGTCCATGTTTTTGTATTTAGGCATCTGTAACCTCTTGGTTGGGTTGGTTAATTGCCCCTGTTGGAGTCTCACCCATACCAGGGGATTGTTGATCAGGCATTCCGCCTGACTGAGAAATAGAAACATCATCAGCTTTTATCTGTTCTTCTTCTAATTTATTCTTCTCACGAAGAAGTGCTGCTAACATAAGTTCTTCTTTAGCTGTTCTTACATCAACCTCATCAAGCTCCTTAATAGCCCTTGCCTGATCTAGAACCGCTTGTGTTCTATTTTGTACGGCTTCAGAGGCCCTTTCATCTTCAAGACCCATGTTTGCAATAGCCCTTGTAAACCGTTCCTTAGCACCTGCAACTTGTTGTAGGGATTGAGAGGTTGCAAGGTCTTTCTGTGCCTGCAATAATTCTTGTTGAATTGCTTCTTGTTTTTGTGCAGCCTCTGCTTGTTGTTTCTCCATAGCTGCGATTTCTTCA